CGAGATAAGCAAGACATTCCACCGCAGTAGCCTTGCGCCTGGGCAAGACTTGACTGGTCAACCAGAGCAAGTCGTGTCTATTTGCAATGTAGTGTGGACACCAGAAGTTATTTCTGCATACCAAGCACAAGTTGAAGCACAGGCAACAGAATGAGTACCATATCATCAGGAACAACCTCTACCACCACATTAGTCCATAGTGGTGACACGACAGGCTCACTTGTTTTCAAGACAAATGACACGGGTTCTGGCGGTACAACTGCTATGACTATTGATACCTCACAGAATGTGGGGATTGGTACTACTACACCAGCACAAAAACTTCATATTCAGCAAACATCTGCCGCTTCTTCTTTAACGCAACTGGTGTTGCAAAATGCAGATAACACAACAGGAACAGGAAGTGCTTTAGGGTTTGCAAATCACACATCAAGCGGTCTTTTAACTGGAAAAGTTGAAGGTGCTATTGATGGGGCTAATTCTTATTCAATGCGTTTTTACACCTACCAAAGTGGTTTAAATGAGCGTATGCGTATCGACTCTAGCGGTAACTTGCTAGTGGGGACTACAAGTGCAGATGCTAAATTTGTTGTTAGCGGTTCTGCAACTTCTGGATGGGGGGCAAGACTACTTCAATCTGCGGGTTCTGGAACTCCCCAAGGTTTACAAGTTGTTGTTGGTCAAAATTCATCAAATGAAGTTTTTCAATGCGCCCAAGGAACTTCTTTTACTAGTCCTACGAACTTATTCAAAGTAACAGGAAATGGACTTATAAATACTGGAACAGCAACAAGTTCTCCATATAACAATACAACTGCTTCTGCCGCAAACATGGTTGTTACTAGTGCTGGAGATTTGCAACGCTCTACATCATCTCTTAAATACAAAAAGAATGTTCAAGATGCAACACATGGTCTTGCCGATGTGTTGAAACTACGAGCAGTCACATACGAGGGCAAAGCAGAAACCGATGTTGGAAAGACCTTTGGTGGTTTGATTGCAGAAGAAGTCCACGATGCTGGCTTAACAGAGTTTGTGCAATACGCAGAAGATGGAACACCAGACGCTTTGGCATACGGCAACATGGTTTCCTTGTGCATTAAGTCCATCCAAGAACTCAAAGCCCTTGTAGATTTACAAGCCACAGAGATTGCAGAACTGAAAGCAAAGGTGGGCGCATGACACCAGAACTTCAAAGGTACTATGAAAGCCGCTTTTCCATGATGGCTACGGACGGGTGGAAGGATTTGATGGAGGATATTGACAACATGATGGAATCGTTGAACAATATTAGTACAATCCCTGACGAAAAAAGCCTACAATTCAAAAAAGGCGAACTTTCCATACTTGTTTGGCTAAAAACCTTGAGAGAGGTCAGTAAACGGGCTTATGAGGAATTAAATGTTGAAAATGTATGATTTTGTCTGCGTTTGTGGACAACTCACGGAGAAATTGGTTGGTTATGAGACAACTCAAGTTCCGTGTGGGGGTTGCGGAGAGGTAGCACTCAAAGCAATCTCTGCTCCGAAGTTCAAGTTAGAAGGGTGGTCTGGGAATTTCCCTAGTGCGGCAAACCAATTTGACCGCATCCATCGTGAAAAACTGAGAGCGGAGCAAAAGGCGAACTCATAAACACTTGTCGAGTTCATGTGTAATCTCCTAGAACCCATTGGTGGCAGGAAAAGGAAACAGTATGTTGATTGACAATCCAGACGAGATGTCTAGCGAGTTAGAGGCAGAAGAAGCGAAGATTCAAGACCAAATTGAAGTAGATGATACTAAGATTCCTGAGAAATATAGGAATAAAAACTTAGAAGACATCATCAAAATGCACCAAGAGGCTGAAAAGTTGATTGGTAAACAGGCTCAAGAGGTTGGAGAAGTTCGCAAACTTGCTGATGAACTCATTAAGCAAAATCTCGGTCAGAAAGTCCAACACGCTGAAGTTGAACCTGAAGTAGACTTTTTTGAGAATCCTCAGAAGGCGATTCAGAGTACGGTGGATAGACATCCCGATGTCTTGGCGGCTAAACAAGCGGCTAGTGACTTCAAAAGGATGCAGATTCAGCAAAAGTTAGCGCAAGAACACCCTGATTATCAGCAAATATCTGCTGATCCAGAGTTCGTAAATTGGGTTAAATCCTCCAATGTACGGATGGCGTTGTATGCGAAGGCTGATGGTGAATTTGACTACGATAGTGCTAATGAATTGTTATCTACCTTCAAACAGTTGCGTGGCGTTAAGACTAAACAAGTGACTTCTGACGCAGAGTCAAATCGCAAGAATAGTCTCAAGGCGGCATCTGTGGATGTAGGTGGATCGGGTGAATCAGGCAAGCGTACTTACAGGAGGGCTGACCTAATTCGGCTAAAAATGACCGATCCTGACAGATACGAGGCACTTTCTGCGGAAATCATGCAAGCGTATGCTGAAGGACGGGTGAAGTAAGTTATTGATTCTTAAGGAGAATTAACATGGCGACAGCATTTTCCCCCGCAAATAACGTAACAGTAACGTCTGCGGCTAATTTCATCCCTGAAATTTGGTCAGACGAGATTATTGCGTCTTATAAGAAAAACCTCGTTTTGGCTAACCTAGTCATGCGTATGAACTTCAAGGGCAAGAAGGGTGACACAGTTCACATTCCAGCACCTGTTCGTGGTTCTGCGTCTGCCAAGGGTGCAACCAACGCTGTGACTTTGATTGTTAACACCGAGTCTGAAGTCCAAGTGTCTATCAACAAACACTATGAATATAGCCGTTTGATCGAAGACATCGTTGAAGCACAAGCCTTGAATAGCCTACGTAGTTTCTACACAGGTGACGCAGGTTACGCATTGGCTAAACAAGTCGATACAGACTTGGTACAGTTGGGTCGTGCCTTCAATGGTGCAACCATCGGTACTGATGACTATGCAACCTCTTCCTCTTCTACCAAGGCATACATTGGTGGTGACGGAACGACTGCATACAACAGTTCTACCTCTAACGCTTCTGCTCTGACAGATGCCGCTATCCGTAGAACCATTCAACGCCTTGACGACAACGATGTTCCTATGGACGGTCGTTTCTTCGTCATCCCACCCTCAAGCCGTAACACCTTGATGGGCTTGGCTCGTTACACCGAACAGGCTTTCGTGGGTAATGGCGATGCAATCCGCAATGGCGAGATTGGTAACTTGTACGGTATCCCCGTATTTGTTTCCTCTAACGCTGATACAGGCGCAGGTAACTCTGGTGCTGACCGCATTTGCTTGATGGGTCACAAAGAGGCTATGGTCTTGGTTGAACAGCAAGCAGTTCGCTCACAGACTCAGTACAAACAAGAGTACCTCGGTACATTGTTTACATCTGACACTCTGTATGGCGTAGCCGCCTTGCGTACCTTGGCATCTACTGGTGCGGCTAAGTCCTCATCTGCATTTGCTTTGGCAGTACCAGCCTAATTGCAGTTGCTCCCCCCGTAACTGGGGGGTCTTTTTAAACTTTAATTAGGAGAAATAAATGGCAACGGCTTCTTCCGTAACGACTCGCAGAGGTAATGACTCATTCCGTGGTCTTTTCTCTGATACATGGGCTGTGACAGCAACGCTGAACGCAGGTTCATTGGCTGACGGGGCAGGTGAGACTGATGACATCACAGTACCAGGCGTAGCCTTGGGCGACATGGTGATTGGTGCATCTTTGGGCGTGGATTTGGTTGGTTTAACTGTGACAGGGTATGTCTCTGCCGCAAACACAGTCAAGTTCCGTATCCAAAACGAATCAACTGCTACTGTTGACTTAGCGTCAACCACATTGCGACTAGTTGTAGTTCGCATGGTCTAAAAGGAAGGGGGGTTTATCTCCCCTTTCTTCTATTAAGGAATACCTATGGCTTTGTTCAAATGTAAGCGTAGCGGAACTGTGATTGAATTCTCAGCGCAACACGACATTGACGAGATGAAACGTCATCCCGAATATGAGTATGTGGATAACTCTATTGTGGTGGAAGATGTCAAAGACGATGGAACAAGGCACACAATTACTCTTAAAAAACCTATTGGCAGACCCCGTAGGGAACAGGTGATGTTATGAGTGACGATATAAGTGCAAGAGAGTTTGGCAAGTTGGAAGCCCAAGTAGAGGCTCTCCAGAACGAAGTTCACCAATTATCCAAGGATGTCAAGGCTTTGCTAGAGTTGGCAAACAAGGGCAAAGGTGGCTTTTGGACGGGGATGATGATTGCCTCGACTATTGGTGGATTTATTACCTTTGTTGGTGGAAAGTTTATAAAGTAAGGGATTTATATGGCTACTCATGCTTGTGGCGAATTTGTAGGTTTACTGTTTCTTGCTAGAGAGATTACCCACAGAATCCACCTCAAAACCCTATCTTTTGCCGAACACAAGACATTAAATGAGTTTTATGAGGCGATTATTCCCTTGGCAGACGAGTTTGCCCAACAGTACATGGGGCGTTATGCAATGAGGATAGATGTCCCTTATGTCACCAACAAGTACAAAGGGACTGTTTCAGAGGTTTTGCGTCAACAGATGGATTGGATTGAGGCGAACCGCCAACAGATCGTCCCAAGGACTGAGACTGCTTTGCAAAACAAGATTGATGAAATTGTTGGTTTATACCAAAACACCCTCTATCAACTCACCCTTCAATAAGGAGTCGGCATGAAAGCAAAAGCACCAAAAATGGCGAAAATTGGTAAGGTTTTGCACGAATACAAGGCATGGAAACTGCACTCAGGCTCTAAGAAAGGGCCTGTCGTGACCTCACGCAAGCAAGCCTTGGCTATTGCTATGAGTGAAGCCAAGATGCCTAAACCAAAGAAAAAGGGCTACTAAAGTGGCTAAACAAGGACTATATGCAAATATTTGGGCAAAACGTAAACGGATTGCTGAAGGCTCTGGTGAAAAGATGCGTAGAGTTGGTAGCAAAGGTGCGCCAACTGCCAAGGCATTTATTGAATCGGCTAAAACAGCAAAGAAACCAAAAAAGGTGAAATAGTATGAAAACTCCCGCTTGGCAACGCTCTGAAGGACAAAACAAGAAGGGCGGTTTGAACGCCAAAGGGAGAGCATCCTATAATGCGGAAACTGGTGGTAATCTGAAAGCACCAGTTA